TGCCTCATGAACTTTTCTTTTGCTGTATACCAACCTTCTCGCATCTGACCTGGAGACTCATGCATAGTAATTATAGGTACAACATAGTTGGAAAAACCATCTAAATGTGCTTTGTAGGTCATGTGGATGTCGTAGAAGTCCCATCCAGTCTCAAGGTATTCTGGCTCGTCAATACCAATCTTCTTAAGATTTCCATAGGTGATAGCAAGAAAACAACCATCAAGAACCACTACCTGACCAGACTTACCAAAGTAATTAGGCATCATGGTCTCTGCTTTCTGTCCTTGGAATACAAACCCACGAGCATCATTTGTACCTCTAGCATTCCACCAAGCGCCATCATGAGGTAGGTAGGTGCTTCCAGCGATACCTACAAAACCAACATTAGGCTTTCTGGTGACTTCTAAATATTTAAGAAGATCTTCTTGGTTAGAAATGATATCAATGTCATCATGACACAAAACTATAATATCATTATCTTCCATATTTAAGGTCTTAAAAAACTCTATATTCTTCTTATGACCTTCATAAATAGAAGGAGCATCATAAGTAATATTAATTCTAGTAAACTCATTACGGTTAGAATAGTTAATAAGTTTAGCTAAAGAGTTAGGTTGTTTACCTGTTCTACTACAAACAGAAAAATATATCATGAATAATAATAGCGAAGACCTGGAGCACATCGCAGAGGAATTTAAGAAATGTTCTCGTAGTTGCGAATATTTTACAAACAATTACATCAAGGTCGTTCACCCAATGCGTGGAATGGTAAACTTTAAACTTTACCCCTTCCAGTCGCGTATCCTTGATGAGTTCCAAGACTATCGACTAACTATCCTTCGTAAGTTTAGACAAGCTGGCTGCACAACATTGATGGCAGCTTATGCATTACATTTTTGCATCTTTGGTACAAACAAGAGAGTTGCTGTATTGTCCAAGGGTGATGCAGAAGCAAAAGAAGTTATCTCTCGTATCAAGATCATGTATGAAGAGTTACCGTTCTGGATGAAGCCTAAGACGACCAGAGACAATGACCACACGCTGTCATTTGAAAATGGATCATCTATTCAGTCCAAGGCTTCAGGTAAACAGTCTGGACGCTCTATTTCGGCCTCTCTGCTCATCTTAGACGAGGCGGCATTCATTGAGCACATTGATACGATTTGGGCTGCTGTAGGCCCTACAACGTCCACTGGTGGCCGTGTGGTGTGTCTGTCTACGGTTAATGGTATTGGTAACTGGTTCCACAAGATGTATACGCAGGCGATGGAGGGTGACAACGGATTCCACCCCATTGATATTAAATGGCAAGAGCACCCAGAATATAAAAGGCACCAAGGGTTTGAGTGGCTCTATGAGCAAATGGAATCTTGCAACCCTCCAATCAATGTGGACAAGTGGGAAGAGCAAACTCGCCGCAAACACAGTTACAAAGAGTGGCTACAGGAATATGAGGCTAGCTTCTTAGGCACAGGTGAGACCTACATTGAAGGTGAGATCCTTCGTAACCTTAAAGAGAACTGCAACAAGGATTACTGGATCAAATATAACAACCGTATGCGTATTTGGGAGGATCCACAACCTAACCACGAATATGTCTTAGCTGCTGACCCGTCAATTGGTCGTGAACGTGATTACTCAGCTTTCCACATCATCGACATCTATAATGGTAAACAGGTGGCTGAGTTCTACTCCAACAGGACGCCTATCAATGAGTTTGCTAAAATCATAGCAGATGAGGCTAGACTTTACAACACTGCATTTGTGTGTCCTGAGCGGAATGGAATCGGCAACAACTTAATTTACTTCCTTCAGCAGGAGTTTGAGTATGAGAATCTGGTGATGGACGACAAACGAGAGATCGGAATTATGATTACACAGAAAAATAAAGAGACTTTATTAGCCGATCTCGAACATAATATTAGGTCAGGTAAAGTTTTAATTAGTTCGGACAGACTGGTCAACGAGCTTTTAACTTTCATTATTGACCCAGAGACGGGTAAGGTTAAGCCTGATACTAACTGTCATGACGATTTAATTATGTCCTTTGCTGCTGCTATTAACATTTTTAATAACTTAAGAGGCAATGCTTACATAGAAAAGGCAGAAGATGATACTTATATCCCACCAGCCATCCGTAACGCTCATACATATAAGTTGAAGACATCTACGCAAGGTCTAACAGAAGAGAAACTTGAATGGCTGCTAAGAAATTAAGAGAAGGTGGTGAAGGATATACGCAGTTTGCAGACCCGATGCAACCGTATAACAAGCCCTACGGGCTCATAGGGAGATTCTTTAAGAAGTTCTTCTCTCGCGAAGTTGAGGATCACCCTGATTACAAGATCCAAGATCCTGTTACCAAAAGAAGCATTGATCCACCTCGTCCACTTCAAGGCGACACTATTCAGTCGAAGGATATTATTAAGGTTCCTTCGGAGTTTGGTCACAAGAGAACTTACTACCCAATCCTGCCTCAAATTGAGTTTGATCGCAAGAAGCGATACAAAGAATATGAGGATATGGATGGATACCCGGAGATCTCGTCCGCATTCGACATTTATAGCGATGACTGCACGCAGGAGAACATTGACGGCACAGCATGGGATATTGTTACTGACGATGAGATGACTAAGTCTGAGGTTGAGAACATGTTTGAGCAAGTTAACATGACTCGCTACCTTTGGGACATCTCTAGAAACGTTGTTAAATATGGTGACATCTTCCTTGAGACGATTGTTGACCTTAACAACATTAAGCGTGGTATTCAGCGCATTAAGATTCTCAACCCTAACTTTATCTTCCGCGTTGAGGATGAGTTTGGTTACCTGAAGCAATTCTTACAGGAGATCCCTGAAAAGAATGATTGGTCTACTTATGGGTCGGTTGGTCCTTACTTAGATGACTCTCGTATCATTAACTTAGATCCCGGCCAGATTGTTCACTTCAGGCTCCACACTTCTGATCCGACTCACTACCCTTATGGTAAATCGGTTGCTGCGGCTGCTAGAGTAACCTACAAGAGCCTGAAGATGATGGAAGATGCCATGCTCATCTATCGTCTTGTGCGTGCTCCTGAGCGTCGTATCTTCTACATTGATACGGGTTCGCTGCCTGCTTCTAAGGCTGAGATGCATATCAAGAAGCAGATGGATAAGTTTAAGAAGCGTAAGAGCTACAACTCGCAAACGGGTAACATTGAAGAAAACTTCAATGCATTAGCTGCTGACGAAGACTTCTACATTGCTGTAAATGGTAAGGGCACTGGCACTAAGATTGATACATTACCGGGTGCTGAAAACCTTGGTGAGGTTGACGATGTGAAATACTTTAGAGATAAGTTGCTTGCTGCACTTAAGATTCCGAAGGATTACATCGTTGAGAAAGATCAATCACCTGAGCGTAAAGCTAACCTGTCGCAGCTTGATGTTAAGTTCGCTCGCGTCATTACTAGAATCCAAAAGTCGATTGAGCTTGGTTTAGAGACAATTGCAAAGAGACACCTAATGCTTAAGGGTTTCCCAACCACACTTATCTCTAAACTTAAGATTAAACTTCCTGCTCCTTCCGACATGGCTCTCAAGCGAATGCTTGATACTGATGAACAGAAGGCTCGTGTGGTTCAGGCTGTTAAGGGTCTTATGATCTTCCCAATGGAGAAGATCTACAAGGATTACTATCAGATGTCTGATAGTGAGATTGAAGAAGCCAAGAAGGGTCTCGAAGCAGATCAGAAGGATCCTGTGTTTGGTGCTCAAATGGGAGGTATGCCTCCCCCTGGTGGCGCTCCAATGGGTGCTCCTCCTGGCGCTCCTATGGAATCAGCCGAAAATATCCCTCCTACCGAAGGACAACCACCACCAGCCGCTGAATCTTTAGATTACAACTTTATGAAATCTCTTGCCATAGAGTCTGGTTGTGATGATGAATTGATCAAACTGCTTGAAGAGATGAGTGAGAAACAGCATTTTAATAAAATAACCCCGAAAGACGGGGCTAAATAATTTTGGAACAAGTATATTTATTATGTTAACGAATCTGATTGAAAATCGTGGAAAAGAGTTTAGTAACCTGATCAAGATTGGTGATTACTTAGCTCGTACTCTGAGAGAGAATGTTGAACTGTTCTCTGTTGAGGATGGTGTTGCAACCTACCTGACCGAGAATGGTTCGGTGATTAGTGGTAAGTATGCTTTCAAGCCGACTTTAAAGCTGACTAAGATTGTGGTGGAGGATGCTGATATTCTCAACAACAAGAAAGCGTTTGAGGAAGCTACCGATAAGAAGGTGTTGAATGTCCTCTCAAACCTGATGGAAGACGATTACCAGTCGGCTGAGGGTTCGTTTGATAAGATCCTTTCGATGTATGAGACTAAGCTCACCTACGAAAGAATCAAGAACAGACTCGAAGAGAAGACTCAAAGATTTGGTGAGGCTACTAAGATCACCTCCTCGAAGGAGTTCCAACGTGTCAATGAGATCAGAGATCAGTTAGTGACATTCCTTAAGGAAAATGAGGAGATGCTGCAATCGACTGGTATGAAGACTGGTATGAAGCTTGTCAACCTTGTTTCGACTAGTTTTGATCTGCCTAAGAGAACAGTCGATCAGATTCAAGAGGCGAAGGAGATCGAAGTTAAGTTTATTGGTAAGACCAACCTTTACGAGCACCTTTGCAGAAAAGAGCTTATCCAGAAAGAACTGCTCGAAGCCAAGCAAAACTTCGATAACATCTGGATTGACAGCAACAGCGTTCAAGATCTCGCTTCGATGATCTTTGAGAGTGATATCGATTCGGTTCGTCACCAAGTTGCTCAAACAATCTCGGACGCTCCTTACCTCGCTTTGGCGACTAAGAAGCAGATCACCAATCTGTTACACAACTCGTTGTCGATGAACGAGATCAAGACTTCGCAAAAGGATCTTAACAAGTTTGCTGGTAAGATCTACGAGATGAAGAAGCCGATCAAGCAATACGTTCTGGATGTCCTGAATGAGAAGTATGGCATCGACGTTCGTAAGCTTGATGAGGTTCCGACTTTCAGAACACTGGCTATGACTGAAGGTGAAATCCTCGCTCAGATTGCGAAGCACGCTCCTACGGGTTCGATCATTGAGAAGACGTTAATGGAGTTTGTTAACACACTGCAAACAAAGAATGGCGCTGAGTCGATTGATCTCGCTGTTTTCCTTGAGGAGCTTTTCCAAGATGCGGGTCATGGCGATACGCTGAATGAAGCTAACCTTATGGATTACATGGACTTTACAAAGGTTGCTGATGATCTCGGTAAGATCGGCGATGTGTTAAAGATGCTTGTCCCTGCTGTTGAAACTGCTGCCGATCAAGTCCAAGATCATGGTCAGGATATGGAAGGCGATGAGGAAGGTCCTGAGGAGCCTTTAGGTAGTCCTGATGATATGGACAGCGATCAAGAAGCTGGCATGGGGGAGCCTAATATGGACGCCGAGCAAGCCGCTGAAGAAGTGAAGGGTGAAGTCGCTGATGAAGAGGCTGCTGCTGAAGGTGGCGAAGAAATGCCTGAGGAAGAGCCTGAGGGTGAAGAGGAGCCCATGGAAGATGAAGGCGAAGAAGAGCCTGAAGAAATGGAGCAAGATGACTTAACTTCTCTTCTCTCTAAACTCGAAGATTTGTTAGCTGACATTAAGCCTGATGAAGAAGAGGGTGAGGAAGAGCTTGAAGGAGACTTTGAAGACGAAGAAGAAGAAGAAGAAGAAGACGAAGATGAGGAAGAGGAAGATCCTGAGCAATACAAGACGTAAGGAGGCGTAAATGGGTTACAACAAAATACCTCTTGCGCTTAGATATAACGACACTACTAACAATGCAGAGGGTCTGATTGAGTTTCAGCTTAACCTCAGCGATGTAGGGGATGTATGTGTCGATGAGCCAGGGACAGGTCAAGCTCTAGTTTGGAGCGGTTCTGAATGGTGTCCATCCACAATTCCAACAGGTGGTGGAGGTGGAGGTGGTGTAACCAGTGTTAATGGCGATACAGGCCCGACTGTCGATCTTTATCTCAGCAGCCTTAGTGGTATATCATTTGACAAATTAGGAGGGGACACAGGTGAGGGTGATGGTTTGTTACCACAGCACCTTCAATGGAATGGAACTAATTGGGTAAACGCATATGAAGATGAGCAGTATATTAGGGTAAAAAACCGATCAGGGTCAGAACTTAAAGCAGGTCAAGTTGTTCATATTTTTAATTTTCAAGGAGATCAAGCTGAAGTTAGTTTAGCCAGAGCAGATTCTCCAAACACAATGCCTTCTATAGGTGTTGTTTACTCCAACATACTTACAGATGAGACCGGACTTGCAGTAACTTTTGGAACAGCAGATGTTGACAATTCACTGACTATTGATGGATCTCCTAATGTTGGAGACGTTTTATATGTTTCTCCTACTACCTCTGGAAGTTTAACAGCGATCAAACCAACGGAATCAAGTCACCTTATTCAGAACGTAGGAGTTCTGTTAAAAGCGACACCAGGAGCTAAAATAAAAGTTACGGGTGTTGGAAGAGCGAACGATATACCCAATACCTTAACACTTGGTGCTACCACAATAACATCTGCTAGTGCTAAGTTTGCAAACGTTGATGCTAACTCCGTGGTTATCACAAATGGTGCATCGGCTGTTTCAAGTCTTTCAGGTGCATCTGGTTCGATGGTGTATTTCGAAGGAAGCCCTGCACGCCCAGGAATCCAATCAATAAATCAAGTATTAACAAATGCTGGAATTAGTTTTGTAAACCCTAGTCGTATATTAGCTTACAACACTAATAGCGTTACAATAGCCGGTGAAAATAGTAGCTACCCTAGATGGTCTGTTACTTCAACCAATGCAGTTGATCAAGCAAACTCGGATATTACAATTGGTGCAGAGCTGAATTCTAGTGGTGTAACTTTTAATACTGCTGGAGATTATCAAATTGATTGTGCGGTAACGACATCAGGGACCGGAGCCTACACAACAAACTGTCTCTTAGCTTATGATACTGGTGAGTCTGGATTTACTGATATATCTGAATCTGTTTCTTATAGTTATGGATCTACGTCCAAAAGTACAGCCCATATCACTAGCATAATAAGTGCTGGTGCTGGGAGCCTGATAGCGGTTAAGGTAACCCCCAATTCTTCTGTAAACTTACTTACGGATGGTACAACCCTTAGAATACTCAGACTCTCTTAACCTAAAAGCATATCACCACGCTTAAGAGAATTGAACAGTCGAGTATAGAATAACTCACGCAGGGAATCTAACTCTCTCATGACGCTGTTCAGATTACGTAACGTAGCCTCTGAAATCTTGTCACCGTCCTTGATTGCCTTGAGCGTATCTACGCAGGCATCAATCATGTTTTGCTGATCTTTTGTAATCTTGTTGATTGTATCAACTTGTGCTTCTTTAGTTAGTATCTCAGAATCTGACATTGTGAACCTCAAACTTTAATGTTTCGTAGTGGTGTATTCTTTGCTTGGAGTGATTCTCAAGGTATGGCATACGGTCGTAGAAG